GTAACAAACTTATCCTTAACAAACAAATTACTTGGGTCAATTTTTTTGTTATTTGGAAATAATAGATCTAAATAATCAACTACCAGCGCATCTGGACGTTTACCTGTTTCAATTTCATAAGTTTTGAGATATGCTTTAATATCGTTGCATGTACTTCCTTGTGGCATTTGTTTGACATGTAGACCTCCACTTCTATGGCCTGCTTGCTTTACACGTATTTCAACTTCGTCAATTTTGCGGAAAACTTCTTTTGTTGGTACTTCGCTCAGCATACTGTCCATCCGCATAGAGCAAAGCTCTTCACTCAGTTCTAGAGTGATGTATACTACATTGAGTCCTTTTAATGCAAAATTAATAGCTATGTTTTGTAGGAACAATGACTTCCCAACACCAGAGCCTGCGCACCATATGGTGATCTCGCCTCTGTTTACACCGCCATATAATTTATCATCAACATCTCGCCAACCTGTACTGATTTGTCCATTATTATCTTTAATCTTCATTAACCTACTACGAGGATCTGCAAAATAGTTGGTACCAATATCACTTTGTAGGCTTATCAGTATTGCTTCTCTTACCCGCTTCTCCACTTCACCGTAATTGCCCTTTTCTATAAGATCAACAGCACTCAAAACCGCATCTGCTAATGCTCGGTTTTTACAAAACTCCTCAATTTCATCTAAAAATGAATCTTGGTGTTGAATGCCAATGTTATCAATTTTTGTAAAATTCAAACCTGTTTCTGCATTTACCTGTTCAAATTTTGGTAGAATTCTATACTTTTCGGCATGTGACAGTATAAATCGCATCGCAGGTCTAAGTTTGTTAACAAAATACTTTGTATTAAGAATGTTCTGACAGCGTGCAAATATTTCTTCACTGCTCAGTAACATGTCTATTAGTAGTTTTTGTTTGTCTTCGGTATATTCTATTATTTCATCTTGATCCCTATCCATATTAACCCCTCATCATTTGTCGTTTCATGTTAATCTGCAATTTGCTATTAGTTCTAGCTTTTATGACGCTAGCTATAGTATAAAGTCTACCATATGTAGCACTAGCCTGTGCAGCATCTTTAATTTTATCATCCCAATCGGGAAAACTTACTGACCATCCTTGCTCTAGTGCAATATCAATAAGTTCTTGATTTTTTAATTGTCTATCGGGGACAATTACCTTCTCTTGATCAATGGAATTTAACCATGCTATTTGTTGTTTGTTCATTTTACTACCCAAGGCTGCTACACCATCAACAGCTATAGCATCAAACGGCCCTTCAGTTATCAGCACATATTGTCGATGCTGGTTTTGCATCACTTGATTGTTAAACAAATAACCAGTAGGAATATCGCTATTAAAATAGCGCGGAACATTGTTGGGAGGAATGCCGCAATATCTACCTGTCCACCCTACTATTTTATTATGATGGAAAAATGGGATTATTATTCGATTATTAAGATCCCAGCGAGTAATTGGAGTCCAATAATAATGATAGCTACTTGCAACAGCTCTACCACGATTTGTTAGATATTCTACACACTTGATAAAGTCATCTGATAGATCGTCTTGTGTTAACCAATGTTCTATTGTATTAGAATGTTTTGGAAGTTGCACCTCTGGAAAATGTTCCGTGCGGAACCATTGTGTATCATCAATGGTGTCTAGTTCACCACTGAGCTTTTTACTGAGTATTTCTAATTTTGCTTCTTGTATTTTAGCCTGAGGTACTCCCAAATATCTCAACCATATCTCAAGGCCTGAGCTTAAATCTCCTCCTCGATATCCAGTTTTAAACCCGCAGTTATAGCAGTTGACTATCATATTACCATCAGATGATATTAATAGATTTCCTCGTGCTCGCGTATCCTGACTATGTCCTCGATGATGGCAACATACTGAATTGAATACAATCCACCCTTTTTGATTCTGCCTGCGTTTAATAGGAAGATAATCTTGTACCAGTTGATGCAGAATCAATGCCATACTAACAGTTTAATACTAGTATAGTTGGTGTTACAATATCAGTTTTTATACAGAATTCCTGCAAAATATCCGTGATTGCATTCTGGGAATGCAGGTGGGCCCTGAGGTGGAATTGGATATGGTATAGGTGGCGGAGCAGGAGGATAAGGTCCTGGTGGCGGCGGATAAGGAGCAGGAGGATAGGGTGTGGGCGGGACACATGGCGCCGGCGGCCAAACGGGTGGTATTGGTCCACATGGCCACGGACCTTGTGGTGGATTAAATGCTCTAGCCGAACGTGTACTACATGTGAATGGCGATGGGCCGCACTGCATTGGACCACACGGCGGCCAAGGGCGTGATGCAGCAGGTATTATTGGGGTTACACAATAATATTGATTACACTTGCTACACTGTAGATAATATGGATTTTCAAACACCATTCTTACCCAATAATAATTACCAGTAAAATTAAAAACTTTTATTGGTGGGCTGTTATAAGGTGGAGAATACTGGAAATAATCTGTGCCATTACCAATAGGAATATTTGACCAATCAATCGCAGTAGGCGCACTCAATGTTAAACTTGCTTGTATCCAAAATTTGCCTGCGTACCCGTTGCCTGTGTATGCAACAACGGTGTGCATTCCGTTGCTTCGCTGCGCTTGAGCGTCACCTTGCAGCGCACCCGAAGCAAATATATACTGGCTGGTAAGATCGTCAACTGTTTCGGGTGTAAATTGATACGCAGGAACATTAACTGCAGGTACAAGAGATGTGCTCATACCTTCTACCAATTCGAAGGTTCCATATGTGCTACGATTTATGTCTGTGTAAAGAAATTCTTGACGACCTGTAACGTCTGTTAGACGTATAGTATATCTGTAGAACCCACCTAACCAATGCCCTATTTCAAGCTCGGATAATGTCAAGCGACATGTACCAGCCGTATCTTGTAACGTTTGCACCGGTTGTATAAGCAGCAACTCTGCCAGCGGATTATAACCGTTACCGGGAACAGTTGTTACACTTTCTACTCGTTGTAACAGCGCATCTATTTGGTAACCAACCAAATTTACAGGCTTACGGTCGTTATTTCTCACCACAAAATCTATGGTATTTGTTGCGCCTTTGTAGACTTTGGTATTGTATTGTATCATAGGTCCATTTATGTTAGGAGCATTACCTCCGGTCGACCAGAGTTGAACGTACTCTTTGAACTGGAACAGAACTTGATCGACCATTTGCTACCATTTGCCTCTCTTTGTGTATTTATATGTTTATTCGTCACCCATAGGAACGACAATAAATACCATCAGAAATGATTGGCAGCTATGACACCAGAAACACTTAAATTATTGCAGGAAAAGTTTCCTTTTCTAACTATAGTAACATATTTAAACACCGAATACATAGGAATTATGCAAAATTCAGATGCACAATTTATCAGTGTATATGTACTCGATCCTAGTTTTACTCACGAAAGTAAAAAAGAATTTTTACTTTGCGGAGAAACATGGTGGTGGGAAAGTAACAGGACTATACCAATAAATCTTTTCTTGCGAGAAAGATTTAAACCATTTAAAAAATGCCTTAAAACCTTTGCTCGCAAAGAAACAACAGTTGTAGAAGGTCCTATTATAAACGTTATGGATTTAATCAATAAAAAATTAAAACGTAGAACCATACAGCTTGTTAAAGCAGATAATTAATTACCAAGTTTTGTAACAGTTACGTTGACTGTTACTGTACCGTCGTCATTAATTTTTAACTTTTTCTTAGACTTCTTTTTGTCTTTGCGATATTCATCTTCTTGAATATCGCTCCATTTTTGCCAATTTTCAACATTAGCCCAGGCAAACATAGCAGCATCGCTTTCATCTTCAAATCGAATCCATGCTGTTACAACGTCTTCATAACCTTTCTGTCGATCTAGCTCTGCAGTAAGGGTAAAAGCCTCATCCATTCTGCCGAGCGTGTTTAACATTTCAGCCCAATCATAATTTTTGATATTTGGGCTTCGAAAAAAATAACTGCTGTTAAGGGCGGGTTTGGTATTTTGCAACGGGTCAAATTCTAGATTTTCTGCTAAAATTACGTTAAATTTTTTGTCTTTGCTTGACAATCTTACATTAGTTCCAAGTGAATTTGTTTCACTAGAAATATCTAGAGCAATAGTTGGCATCAACAACTCCTATGTTATAGTTTAAGATTATATATTAGTCGTGAGGATTGTCAACAGGAAGATCGGTTGTAGCCTGTTCTACTAAAATATTAGCATGTACCTTTACCAACATTGCGTATGAAATAGCATGAGCATTTTTAAAAGCATATGCTCCGGCGCTAGGTTCTGTCCATATTTCGTCTTTTATAGAATCAAATCCGTATAATTGACACTTTGCAACTAAATGTCTTTTACCTGGCCTAATTAATGCAAGTACCATAGCAATGTCATGAATACTAGTTGGTCGCAAGCTTGATACCATATCAGCATGATTGCCCAAATGAATTAATTTTGATGTAAATTCTGGATATGTAAGTAGATTCCAGTCTAGATCGCGCGACATCAGATCTAATAAATGTTGTTCACTTTTTATTGATTCGTATACACCAACATTAAGTAAATCTAGTTTATACCATCCTTGTTGTTCTGCTTCTTCATAATGTAAGCTAGCCAATCCGGTTAATGGATCCATAGGTACTGCATGAAAATACACACCAGTATTATGTTTTATTATAGTGTTGTTACGTATTATTGATGCTGGTACGTAGTTGAGTAGTTCTAATGCTTGATTACGATCAGCAAAATCTATATCAACATCGCCTACTAATTTACGCACAAAATGTCACTCCAAGTTAGGATAAATTCTGTAGTAGTATCTTGGTTTATGTCAAGTTCTAAAACCTGTTGAAAATTCGAAAGCTGTGTAATAGAATACTGAATATTTCGATCATTTAACCACATACCTAAAGGAGATTCTCTATAGATAGCTTCTGTCGAATACATTGCTAATATATCAAGATGAGATTCTATCCATAAATTTGGTATTTTTGTGTTAAATTTGTTCATTCATATCCAACTTTGTTATCAAGCTCTGCATTAATAGCTGTAAAGCGACGTTCTGCATTAGATATCCTGATAGTAAGATTACGTATGTCGTTTGTTAATTTAGCTATAATTGCATTCATAGTTCTTAAATCGCTGTTAAGCTTCATCACAATTGAGATATCAACAACAGAAATTTTCTTACCATTTATCTCTATCTCCGTCATCATGCCTTTTTCTTGTAGGTTAATGCTAGTTGTTTCATGCGTTGCTGGAGTAGTGTTATCACCGTTATCTCCATACATATCGTTATAAGTATCACTCATTTTTTACATCCCATTTTGTCTAAGTGTGTTGCGTATAAAATCACAACTTTCTTTATTTTTGTTAAAACGTATTTTCCACGGACCTGGCGGCGCATATTCCTTAATCATACTTATTTGTTCTGGCGTACATCTTTCAAAAAAATCAACAGCACTGTCAACATTGTACAGTAACCACGGCGATATCCTGCCGCTGCGTATCCATGCTATAGCTTGATTAGTATTAACCTTTCTAAAAAAATCTGACCAAAGTTCTGATGTTTGCATGCTCCATTCGTTCATCAACATTATATTACGCTCCAGCGCATCTTCAGCTGTTTCCTGCCGCGTGAGCTCTCTAACATATTGTTCGTATACAAAGTCGTGTGTCCATTTATCAATAGGTAGATTGTTTTTAATCACATAATCTATAAACTTAGCAGGCTCTACTGCATTAAGATCACGTATATGACGACCAAATTTTACAAATGCTAGATAATATTGGCTATCAATGAAATTTCTATAGCTGTTTTTAAAATTTTTAGATTTATTAAATGTATTCAATTCGTAAAATCTATTCCAGGCTATAAATCCAAATCGAGCATGCGGATCGTCTCGTTGAAACCAACGTCGTTTTTTTTCACAGCTATGGTTAATAAGGCTAGCTTCTTTAACAAAGCTTCTCTTACAAAATTCGCATTCAAACCCTGTCATGCAACTTGTTTTTTCCACGCCTCAATCATTTCTTTAACTTCTACATCACTTGCACCGCTACTTTTGACAAAGGCAGTCCAACTTTTAGTGTCATAAGAAGATTTTACTATTTGTATTTCATCATCATTCAAGTGCGGAAAACGTTCTAATAACCATTGGTCAATTTTGCCTGCTTTTTTACTAGTTTTGGCGGCGATCCACGGTCTATATTGCTTTCCTCCTAGACCTGTTAAGCATAGTAACTTATGTTGCAATTCTGGATGTTTACTTAAACTAAAAAATCCTAAATTAACTAGGTCATTTGTTACCATAACTGCATAACTGGCATTTGGATTCTGTGCATTAAGTGAGCTCATAAATCTCATTAGTACTAACGGTGAATAACCTTTTCTTTCATCATCTGTTAGATTACTATAATAATTGAGATTTCGATTATCTAATGCGTGCAATATCTCACCTAAATCTAATTTATGCTTCTTGCCTATTGCCACCAAATATTCTCCTTATTATACCTAATTGTTACTAATTAAACTTGGTATTGCAACTCCTTATTCAACTCTATTTTCTATAGTATATCATAAATACAATCATCTAGCAT